CCGCTGCTCGGTGAACTCCGCAGGTGTTTTGCAAAGCAACAAACCGCCAACCTCAATGCTGTCCGGGAAGCGGTTTTGACCGCCACTGAACAATCGCACTTCGGGGTGATCCGATGCCTTAACGGGTTCCCATCCTTCTCGCAATTTGCCGGAAACGTTCATGGCGTCATCCTTGCCAAGCGTGGCGATCCGAATCCAGCGGTAAGCGTAGCCCTCTTCCGGTGTCGGATCAGGCAAAAGCTGGGGTGGCATCCATTTTTTTGGACGCTCGGCTGAGTCACGCATTTGCAGAGCACGAGGCTCGCGGTTGTCAAGTTCTGTTTTAGCCATTTTCATTTCCTCATTTCTGCCGCAACTGCACGGGCGTACTGCTCATTCGTCAGTCCCAACCGCTTAGCGAGTTCCACCTGCGTCTTTGTCAGCACGATCTTTTTAGGCGCTGTGCTGCGCGATGCTGGTGCAACAACATTCGATTTTTTCGGAGAAGGAGAAGCATCCCCCGAGTTGTCAGTTTTCTCAGACTCGAACGCATCTGGGAAAACCTGTTTCATACGAGCATCAATGCGCTCGTAGTATTCCGGTGATGACGGCGTGATTCCAGATTTGGCCAGCTTGTTGTGGAATCCCAATGCAAAGCTGGTCATCTCGTCGTCAGTTCCAAACCATGTGTTCTTCTCTGTCCATTCCTGAGTTTTCGCATCAAGTTTGGGCCGAACTGGTTCAGCGGTAGCCATTTGTACCTGTTTTTCTTCAACTTGTACAGGTGCTGGGCGAAAATTATTAACGCGATCAGCCTTCATCTTCACTGCCGTCATCTCTTCTTGAGCGGCAGTTAGGGCTTCAGCGTCACCACTTTCGTAGGCTTCCTTGAAACGGCGCTTGGCCTGCTCCATTTCGTTAGCCACCACCTTTTTGGCTTGCTCAAGCAGCGCACTTTGGCCTTGGTGCAGGGAGCCTTTGAGTTTTTTGTTCTCTTCGACAACCTGTTGGGCCAGTTTTACAGCCTCTTCACGCTCGCGCAAGGCCGCTTCTTTGGCTCGGCGCTCCTCGTGATAGCCCTTGGTGAAGTGCTGAATGCGCTTTCGCACGCTCTCGTCGTACTTGGCAAGCTCATCATCGGTTACATCCTTTGGCGGCTCTTCCATCGGCTTGCGGCCACGGTCCTGCTCAGGAGTATCGTCAACAATCTCAACTTCAGGCTCTGTCTCTACGACTTTTGAGCCAACGCGAGATTGTTTTTGTTCCACCTCATCGGGGAATTCAAATTCTGTTTTGTCAATATCGGCCATGGTGCCTCCTTATACGCGCTGAATTCCGCGAGGGTCTTGCACAACCGCCTCAACAGAATCGTCGTTAATGATGCGCCATTCGGTTCCGTGAATTTTCATGCGTGTGCCTGTGTTGGGGCGCACGACTACAAAGTCACCAACCTCGCAGCTTGGGCCGCTTGGGAAACGTTTTTCATCCTTGAATGCGTCTGGTCCCATCTTTGCCACGAATAGCACGGGCGACAGCAGTTCTTCGTACTGCATTGTCTGGCTGGACTTCAAAATCCCGCCCTCGTACTCCTCTTTGGCTTCTGGAAGCATGCACAGAAGGTGATAGGTTTTGGGGTCTGGAATCTGCTTGGCTTTATCCTCAACAGGCTTATTGAGTAGGCCGGACAGGTCAACCGCCTGAACATCAAAGTTAGTCGTCATTGTCGTCTTTCAGTTTACGCACGAGGTCACCAATTTCACGCTGTGCGGTCTGGAGACCTCGGATGACCCCGCACAACTCTCGGTATTGGGCGTAGTCTTTCGACTGTCCCTCTACCAAAGCCTCTGAATAACTTTTGACTTGCTCCTCAATCTTTTTATTGAGAAGCTCCAAGATTTGCTTGTCCATTTTTCCTCTTAGTTCCCCGGCGATTTAGCAGCCGGTTTTGGTTGTTGAAAAGCACGTTCGGCATGGCTCAGTTTTTGCGCGTGAACCTGACCGCCGTGCGCCATCTTTTGTTGAGCTTGAGCTTGCTGCATCGCAGCTTGCTGTTGGCCTTGAGCCATCTGCTGCTGAGCCTGAGCTTGAGCTTGCTGCAAGGCCTGCTGCTTTGCCGCCATTTCCATGGCGTGAGCCTCTTGCATCTGGGAGATTTCCATTTGCATTCTTTGCGCAGCCATCATTGGGTCTTGACCAGATTTTTGAGCTGCTTCTTGGGCCTTGAGGCCAAGCTCTTCTGCTCGAATTTGCAGGTCGCCTTGGGCCTTCATCTTCTTGATTTCAACCTCTTGCGCCTTGAGTTGCAACTCTTGCTGCTGCATCTGGATAAGTGGGTCTTGGGCTTGCTGTTGGGCTTGTTGCTGAGCAACCTGACCCTTGCTTTGGGCCAGCACTTGTTGTGATGCTTGAGCCACCAGACGAGACAACTGCACCTCGACATCTTCTGGCAAATCTTCGTCGGGCTTGGGCATTGGAACACCCAACTGCTCTTCGACTTTTTTGCGGTAAGCAAAGGCCAAGTGCTCTGCAACGTGAGCCTGAATTTCGGCCATCATCTTCTGAGCTTGCGGGTTCTGACCAATTTGCGCGGCCATCAGTGGGTCTTGCATCAAAGCCATGTGGACTGCGATGTGAGCATCGTGGTCTTGGTAGATGAACGCCTTTGTGGGCTTGCCATTCAAGAAGGCCATGTTCTCGCTGACTGGATCGCGTGGCTTCATGTCGTCTTCAATTGGCACGAGCTTGTCTGCGTTGCGCACACCCAACACTTCTATCATCTGACGGTGCAACTGAGGCAGGTCGTAAATTTGCGGAGCGCTTTGAGACAACTGGATCACAGCTTGGTACTGCATGATCCGCTGAGCCATGGTCGAGCTGTTGGGGTCCGACACTGGAATCACTTCCACCATGTCGTAGTCTTCCCGCTTCGCCATGCGATCACCACCTTGCGGCTCGTACTCGTATTCGCTTGGGGTGTTGTCGCGAATGATTTCCTTGAGCAGCTTGAATTCCTGCTTCATGGAGTAATGAACACGGGCCTGCACCGCGCTCATGGTCTTGAGCTGGCGCTCGAGCAAAGCCAAAGTGGTTCCAACTGGAGCATTGGCGCTCATGTCGCTGATGTTCATGTCAGCGATAGAGCCAAGGCGGCGACCCTCCTCTGTGATGCGGTCGAGCAAAGCGGCCAGCACTTGGCTTGGCTCTTTGTATGGCAGCGGCATGATGTTGTCGCGCACAGAGCCAGATGGCACATCCACGTCACGCCATTCGCCGGGGGCAATAGGAGTGTCGTCTCCTTTGATGCGCAGGCCGCGAGACTTCAAACCACCGGGTAGGTTGCTCAAAGTTCCCGCGTCCACCAACTGGCGAATCAAAGAAGTGCCAGCTCGCGCATAACCACCAATCAAATGGATGTAGCCAAAGCCGTAAGCGCCAAAGCCGGGAACATAGTCGTACTGCACAAAGTGCTGACGCTTGAGCTTCTTGGCGTCGTCTTCGTTCCAATTGCGATACACCGACAGAACTTTGTTGGTGCCACGGTCGATGGTCACGATGTAAGGCAGAGCAATGCCATCTTCATCCTCGTAACCCGGCATGTCGTAGTCCACTTGAATCTCAAGGAACTGGTAGCGGTCGTCATCGGTAACAGAGTAGCCTTGCTCTTCGGCTTTTTTCTTCTCCACGTCGTTGTGCATCATGATGGGCTCACCCAACTCAACGTCGCGGTAGAAGCCTGCCACCTGCAGCTTGCGCACATCGTTCTTGGTCTTGCGCATCACATGGGTAACACGCTCAGCAGACCGAGCGCCAGACGAGCCGTAAGGGATGATGATGTCCTCGGCGGGGCAGAAGATTGAAGTTTGACGGCCAAGGCTCGGGTCGAAGTACACCTTCTTGAACGCCGCGCCAGCCAGACCCAAGTTGAACAACATGCGCTCGTGCTCTGGTCGGTACTCAGGCATACCATCGACCAACTGGAAGTTCATGTCGGTGCGAACTCGCTCGGCAGCTTCTTCCTTCATCTTGTCAATCGCGCCGATAATCTGCGTCTTGACTGGGCCTTGGGCCGGGAAGGTCTCAATGATGGTCTCTGACTGGAAGCGAACTGCGGCCTCGGTCAGCAAGGTGGAGAAAACTCCGCAAGCGCCATCCCATGGCTCTGTGCGCTCCTCGTACTTCATGCCAAGGACCTCGAGGCCCTTGACGTACATGTCAACCCAATCCTTGCGGGAGGAGATGTCGGACTCAACTTCGCCAACCAAGTCGGAGCCCAACTTCTCAAGCTCACCCTCATCCATGAACTCGGCCAAGTTGGCATCAAACTCTGGTTTATCATCTTCTGGCATCAGGTCAATCGCCAAGCCATCAATGCCGACCATTACGTCATCTGGATTTTCGATGATGATCTCAACAGCAGGTGTGTCGTCCTGCACAATGTCTGAAAAATCCAAGCCAGTCGGTGCTGGTGTAAGGGACGAAACCATGCTGCTCGTTGCCATATTTGATCCTCAATAGAACGCGGCTTTACGCCGAAAGGACAAAGGTTCGTCCTGCTCATCGGATTCTAGTCTCAAGAACCCGCCTTGTCGAAATCTGGTGATCGCCATAACAGCGGTGTCAGCCAAGTCATCATGGGCCGCGTTAGGGAAAGCAGCCATCTGGTCGATCAACTCTCTAGCCCAACGGGTATCCGGTGCCCACACCTTGCCAGCTTGGAAGATGGCCGACACGGTATTCATACGGGCGATCTTGTCGTTCGACTGCTGGCGAGTTCCTCGACTTGGCGTGTAGCCGATCACAAAAATACCAGCCATCTGGTTGAGTTCTTGGATCAGCGAAGCGCCTGCAGCCTTGGCTTCAACAATGCACTCATCAGGCTCCCACTCAAGATAGTGCGACTGCGCCTTTTCCTTCAGCTCAGGAAACTCCATCCGTTTCTGAAATGCGTCAAGCAAAATAATGTTGGCGTTGTTCGGGTCTTCGTTCAAATGGAACACACCCCAAGTGGTGCAGGCCGAAAAGTCGGACCGCTCGTTTTTTGTGAACGCCGTATCCCAAGCCTGAATGATGAAGTCGCACCGTGGTGGGTCATCCTTTTCCCAAATCTTCCACCAGTCGCGCTTAACAATTGCACCCTCCTCGCCAGTGGGCTGCTGCTGGTACTGGGCATTCCACTTGGCCGGAGCTAGTTCTTCCTTCAGTGCCTCAAGCAGATCAAGGGACCAGAACTCAGGCCATAAAGGATTGCCACTCGGGAGAATGGCCGGGAACTCAATCACCCTCCACTCGTCCGACTTACCCCTTTCACCGGCTTCTTTCAAAACACGGCCAATGAGATCGTTCTCACTCCAGCGGGTCGCAATGATGATGATCGCGCCGTTAGGCTGGAGACGCTGACGCGGACCAGAGGTGTACCACTCGTACGCCTTGTCATATATAGAGGGGTCATGCGCCGCTAGGGTCGCCTCCCCTTCAGTATGCGGGTCGTCAATGATCACAAGGTCAGCACCCCGGCCAGTCATCGTACCGCCCACACCAATGGCGAAGTACTCCCCCACCTCGTTCACAGCCCAGCGGCCAGCAGATTTCGAGTCCTGCCGAATGTTCGTGCTCGGAAACACCTCGTGGTACTGCTCGCTCATCACCAAGTTACGGACCTTGCGGCCAAAGCCAACAGCCAACTCACCCGTGTTCGACGACTGCATTACCTTCTTGTCAGGAAATTTCCCAAGGAACCAAGCCGGTAGCATATAAGAACCAAACTCAGACTTCGTGTGCCGTGGCGGCATGGAAATTGCTAGGCGCTTCAACTTCCCCGAGGCAATATCCTCAAACGCCTTAGCCACGACCGCATGGTGCCGACCATGTATAAATCCCGGCCACATCTTTTTAACAAAGGCCATGAAGGACGCCTGACACTTCTCCCTCTCCACCGCAGCCTTGTACTCAGCCACCTGCTCAAGCAACTTCTCCTGCTCATGCACCGGCAACTGCGCAATCAACGCCTCCAAATCCTGCGGAGCAGATTTTTGTTTTTCAGGCTGGCTCATACGTCATTTCAAAAATTTCCGGCTTGCACGGGTAGTGCTCACCCTTCACGCCAGTGATAATCCAGTCGCCGGGCATGACAATGTGACCACCTTCAAGAGTCTTCACCCAACCCCACCCTTTGCACTCCGGGTCGTGCGTCCAATAAGGAGTCACAGCCAAGTGATCGCCATGCTTGAACCACTGGGTCGCCTCAATGACCACGGGCTTCTTTCTGAATTTCATTCCAACTCCTTCAAGTTCTTGTAGTTCACCCACGCCGGACGTATCGTCCTACCCACCCCATCCATCTTCTTCACCACACCCAACTTCACCAACCTCTCCACAATCTTCACCGTACTCCCCATCCCCATCTTCCCCCTCACATACGCAATGTCCCGTATCGTCGGAGAGAACCCATACTTCCTCCACCACTCATCAATCACCATAAACACCTCCTTCTGCGCCGGACTCATACCAACCTCCATACACTCATCCCTCGTAGGATCGCTACGCCGAATCTTCATGTCCCTGTGGATAACTTTTTTTACGCAACCTCCACGCTTTGATTGCCGCGTTGTTTTATTACTCTTTTCCATTTTGAGTTACACCTCAAGTACCCTTTTATTTTTCCGTTTTCACTGCCTATTTTTTAAGCAACTACCCCCCGGTGGGTCGCGTTTTGAACGATGACGGGGGGGTCTCCTGTGTAG